GAATCAAATGTAGTAACAGAAGTATCACCAGTTACAACTAATGATTCATCTAAAGTTACTGCATCGTCTACATTAAGTGTTCCTTTAACCGTTGTCATAGCTCCATGTGAAGCAATATTCACAGCACCACTATCTGTAGCAAGCGATGTTGCACCAGAAGAATCAAATGTAGAAACCAAAGTATCACCAGTTACAACTAATGATTCATCTAAAGTTACTGCCTCGTCTACATTAAGTGTTCCTTCTACTGTTGTCATAGCTCCAGATGAAGCAATATTCACAGCACCACCACCTCTAGCAAGCGATGTTGCACCAGAAGATTCAAATGTAGAAACAGATGTATCTCCAGCAACATCTAGTGTAGTATAAAGGGTTACTGCCTCATATACATTAAGTGTTCCTTCTACTGTTGTCATAGCTCCAGATGAAGCAATCGTAACAGCACCACTACCTGTAGCAAGCGATGTTGCACCAGAAGAATCAAATGTAGTAACAGAAGTATCGCCACTAACATCTAATGTGCTAGATAATGTAGAAGCACCAGTTACTGCTAATGTTGACACGGCTGAAACCGCACCAGTTAATGTAGAAGCACCGTCTACTACTAATGCTTCTCCAACGTGTAATTTCGTGTTTACTGTTGACCATTTATTTTCACTTTCGACCCAAATAAATTGAACATTAGTTGATGTTCCACGTTCGATTTCAATCCCTCCATCTTGTGATGGCGTGCCAGTTTCATCAGAATTTAATACAATAATACTATCACCAATATTAACTTCATTTGAATTTATAGATGTAACTACCCCATTAACAGTTAAATTTCCACTAATTGTAACCTCGTCACTTTTTAATGACATTATTTCAGTTAAAGTACCTTCAACATCCCCTTCACCAATCTCAAATACCAATTGTCCTTTATTATAATCTCCTCCAGAATGACTTCCGGTGATTGAAGCTAAGCTATGGTATTTATCATTCTTTGAAGTCCCTTTAAAACTAATGCTTGATTTTTGTCCACCTTCAATAACACTTTTAGTTATGTTTGTTATTGTTAATGCTGGATTATCTGACTTTATATCTATTCTCTTCGGTGTGGGCATTATAATATATTATATTAAAAAAAATTTTAAGTTAAAATTAAATTTATATTTAAACATTAATATATATATAAATTTTATATGACTGGTGGAAATTTAAATTTAGCATCAAATCAAGGAACCGGAGATGATATTTTGAGTATAAATCCTCAAATAACCTTTTTTAAAAAAGTGTATAAAAGACATACTAATTTTGGACTTGAAACACGTCAAATCTCGAACTCTACAAATAGTTCTGTAAATTTTGGAGAAAGTGTAACATATACAATTGAAAAAACTGGTTCATTAATTAATAATATGTATATTGAATTTACTTTGCCTCCTACAGTTAAATCAAGTGGCAAGGTAGATACAATAACTATACCTGCAGTTCCTGGTGGTATAGTTGAAAATTGGGAGGATTACTGTCATTATGTAAATGCTGTAGGTTACGCTATATTAAATGAAGTTAAATTGGAAATAGATGGTAATATAATTGATAAGCATAATGGTTTATGGTATGATATATGGAATGAGTTAACAGATCCTATGAGAAAAGAATGGTCCTTAGTTGGAAAAAAAGATGATACTGAACCTGGTAATTTTGCTCAAACATTAAAATCACGTTATTATGTGCCTTTAAAGTTTTATTTTAATAGAAATCCGGGTCTATCATTCCCTATTTTTTTACTTGATGAGAATAAAGTAAAAGTTAAACTATCATTAAATAATGTAAAACAATTAGTTACATGTGATGTCATAACTGGACAAAATTTAGTATTTGATGATACAGCAAAAATTACAAATTTTAAATTTTTCACAAATTACGTGTTTTTAGACCAAGCCGAAGAAAATAGGATTAGAAATAATCTTCCAAATGAATATTTAATAGAAACTGTTGATATGAAAGAAAATATTAATGAAAACGGATTATCAAAAATAATTTTAAATAATCCAGTTAAAGAAATAATATGGGTTGTAAGACATACCTCAAGGATTTCTTCAGGATCAGAAGCAATTATTCCAAAAAAAAATACAGAAACATCTGTTCATCCAAATGATTTATTTAATTATTCATTGCATGCTGAAAATGCTAATTTAGGTTATGGTTCTTTTGACACATTTAAAACAGCGAAATTTACTATTTCAAATCAAGATAGAATAGAAGAAACAGATGCCACACATTTTAGAACATTACAACCTTATAATCATCATAGTAATGTTCCAGGTGGTATAAATAAAAATGAAACACATAAATATATTTATAGTTATTCATTTGCACTTCATCCGGAAGAATATCAGCCCAGCGGTTCTTATAATTTCACTAAAGCAGATGATGATCTTAAAATTACATTTAAAGGTCTTGGTAATTCAACAGCAGATAATAATGATTTCATTAATTATAGGGTAGATTTATTTGCATTTCATTACAAGTTTTTAAGTGTGTATGATGGTAGAATTGTCTATAAAGATGTACCATACAGTTCTAACATTCAGACAGAAACCATTGCTGATTCTCCAGCTATGAAAGGCGTTGAAGCAGCAGTTGTTAAGGATCTTGTTAAGAAGAAATGTCGCGAAAGAACAGATGAAGCTATTGTAGAAGAAGAAAAACGTCTTATTGCAATTGAAGAAGAAGTACGTCGCAGATATTCGGCAAGAAAACCTGATATTCACCGTCACCAGAATTTTTCCAAAAAGAAATGGTCCGGACTTCAAGGGCAAATAAAAGAATAAAATAATTTAAGAAATAAAATAGTATATTATTAAAACATGGATGAATCTTTGGTTAATGAATCTTTGGTTAATGAATCTTTGGTTAATGAATCTTTGGTTAATGAATCTTTGGTTAATGAATCTTTGGTTAATGAAACATTAGATTTATATCAACAAAATACTAATGATAATTTAATACTAAATAAAGAAAATATAGAAATAATAGTTAAAGCTCTTCCTTTTACATTTTATCAAGATCAAAGCCCAAAATTAGATTATCATAATAATGGAAATAAAGTAATATGTCCAAAATATATTTTGTATGAATTAACAAAATATGAGAATGTAGCATTCCCTGTTACTTTTAAGTATAAAGAACATTATTTAGGTGTACTTGAATTTAAAGAATGTATAGATGAAATGTATATTCCCAATCATATTTTTTATCAGTTGGGTGTAGAAGAGAATGAATATATTAATTTAGAAATCTTAAGTAAGCCACTTGAAAAAGCTTGTTTTCTTAAAATAAAACCACAAAGCGACGATTTTTACAAAATTACTGATCAAAAGAAATATTTGGAAACACACTTTAGAAATTTGTTTACGGTACTAAAAGAAAAAGACACTATCAATTTAATATATCAAAATACTAAAATGCCTATAAGTATAATAGAATGTAAACCAACGAATATAGTATTAATGGATGAAATTGAAGAATTAGAAATTGATATAGAATCGCTGTATGAACCTAAAAAAAATGTAAAGAATAAAAGTAAAAATGGCGTAATTTTTAGCATGAATACATCTTTAAATAAAAAATCTCGGTTGGATAATAATGATAATCAGGGCAATAATGACAATAATGACAATAAGGATAACCAGGATAAAAAAGAATTTATTCCATTTAGTGGAACAGGGTATACATTAGGTGGTAACTAATTATTATAATAAAAAATAATTATCATCAACCTAACTAAACCTTGTAAAGACATATACGGAAAAGCATTTAAAATACTTTTCCCAATCAGTCAAAGTATCATTTATAGACTCACAATTATAGTGTTTCAATCCCCATCCATATTTATTAAATATATCCATAATTTCTTCTTTTTCATATAATGTTTCTATTCGAGGAGTGTTATGACACCAATCATAATATATTTTAATTTGATTTTTATTTTCACGCCTAATAAAACATGACCCACTTGATATATATTTATTTTTAATTAGTAGTGATTTAGTTAAGAAACCGTCTAAACATTTAACTATAATCTTACTATTAGTATGTGTATGTCTATTAATGTTATTAAATAATGTTTTGTGGTTTCCTTCTAATAAATAATGTATACTATTTATACTTAATATGGTGTCAAATTTAGTTGAATGATATTTATAATTGAAATCCATAATATTAGGAAAATGATAGTAACTATTACTGTATGTTTTTAGTTGTTCCTTTTCTTCCCAGTCTAATGTTAAATCGCATATATATTTATTTTTTTCAGTTGTATTATTAACACTCACTTTTGGATCATAATCAAGACCAACATACGTTTTTATTTTTTTAAAATTATTAAACCCACACCCTAAATCTAATACTGAATCTGCATTAATATAATCATTATATCTTAGAATAGATTTTGATAATTTATATGATTGATATCTACATACATTATATTTTTGATAGTATAACTTCAACTTAGTTAAATCATTTATATTCCATTTATAAAGGTGTGATAATAATATAGGTTTAATAATACTTACATCATTTGGTCGTTGTTTATCATATCGTATTTCAATCGGTTTCCAACTGTTATTAATATCATCATAATAACATCTGTATATGTTGTCATCTAATAGAGATTTATTATTTACAACACTGATATTATAACTATTACCTTGATTATCATATAATGATTTGTTTTTCCATAACAAATCTATTGTTAAATGATTATCAAGTTTAATTTTAATGAGATCATTATAGTTATTGTCTATTAATATCCAACCATCAGTTGGAATAGATTTCATCTCTAATTGTTTAATGTCATGTAATAGATTAATATAATCGTTGTGTGACATGTGTTCAAATTTGAAAATATATTTAGCCCACCATTTTTTCTTATGTTTGAACTGTTTTTTAAATTTATTTAATGCTTCTAATTCTGTTCTATCATAATCGATAAATACTTCCTTATAATTTGACAAATTAAGACGAGGATAAATTTTATTTGGAATAAATGGATGGATTTCTCGTAATTTTAGTATAACATCATAAATATCGGTTGAATCAACAAGATAATTAAAGAAATAGCATATATTATCTTTTTTAACACATTCATATTCAATATAACTTAAATCCAAAAGCGATTGCTTTATTACATCAGGATAAACATTAAAACACCCTGTTTTGTGTATACCATCCGCTTTAATAGTTATTTTGTTATGAGTTTCATTCAGTGACTTTAAACAATCAATCGGTTTAATATGATATGGATTGAAAGTTTTTGTTTTATGTATAGAAGATAAATTAAAATGTAGACACGGTTTAAATTTAAATTCATGATTAACATCTTTTAATTTATAGGTGAATTGTTTTTTTATTTTTTTGAATCGGTTTCTAACAAATAACTTTAGAGTATATATAACAATACACCATTTATCTATATTAGTATGGTTGTATTTATTATTGATATGGTATAGAATTTGATAATGATATAAATTATTAAGTTTATTGTAATTGTCATAATTCCAATATTTGTTCATAAAATAGAAACCATTTTTAAATAATATATCTAATATAGTATTAAATTTATCCAAATTGTAACCATGCCATAATATTGTAAAATCTAATGTATCATTTATAATTATGGTTTCTCTTAGGTATAGTATATATTTTTCAAATAATTCTGTTGTATGTGTAGATGGATTATATATATTGTAAATTAAATATTCTAAATCGCTATTTTCAACTGGTGTTTTTGTAATATTATAATGTCTAAATGCATATTCAAATGCTTCTATAGCCATTCCAATATCTTTGATGCTATAATAAACGATAAAAATTATAAAATGATTATACTTAAATAGTGTCGAATTAAAATCAGTATTATCTATAATTAATTTTAAATCATCTGTATAGGTATTATGTACCTTTTTAATATATAGCGTTTTAAATGTTGGACTATAATTAAATTTAGTAATTAAATGTTTTACAACATATTTATTGCATGAAAAGTTATTAAAAATATCATCTATAATTTGGATTCCAAAAATATCTATAATAATGTTAAGTTTTATTTTAAATTTATTGAATACTTTATTTTTGCTTTTATTTAATGCTATTATATAATCTGGTATATGTTGTTGCCCAATTTTAAATGTATTAGTTAAAATTATATTATTTTTAATTAATGTTCCAATATATTTTATAACTCTTACATCAGAATTATATATAGCGCATATTAATATATTAAATACAGAAGTATGATGATATAAATCTATATCTAAATTTTCAATCATATATTTAACTGAATTATAACTACTATAACGAATACAATCTAATAATGGTATAAAATCCATGTAATCTTCTTTATTCCAATCTATTATATACGGTTGAATATCTTTAATTATAGTTAACGATTTTCTAAAACCAACTAGTGAATGCAACACATTATTACAACTAAAATAATATTCTAAATTAATATCCGATTTTTCAATATGTGGAAATAATAAATTCCACAATTTTAATACATGTGTATCTTTTATTTCATTCGAACCATAACTAATATGAATTTTATCATTAAATATATCTATTAATCTTTGAAAAATATTATAATAATTTAGATATGGTAATATAAGCGGTCTATTATAAATGAGTCTTCTCATAAGATTATATTTATGATATTCAATACAAGTATAGATATAATGCTCATAAATTTCTATTTTATTAGTTTTAAATACTAATAGTTCTATTAAATCATTATAATAATCATTATTTTTTAAACTTTTATCTATTAATGTTTTTATCTCATAAATAGTATTATTTTGAATACTGTTAACAATTTTACATTGCAATATATAGTTTAATTTATTAAAATGAATATGTAAATCAATATGATGTAATAGATAATAATACACATTTACATCATACTTATCTAATATATGATGTGTAATAGAATTGCTACACATAAAAGTCTGATTTATTATATTGAACTTAATAAGACTTTTATGTATTATGGATACAGATTTACTAAAAAGAAGCGCAATATCATATTTACTTTCAATCATTTTAAATAAGTCTAAATTATTAGAATTTATTACATTAAGACATATTAATTCAATATCTTCTTTATCAAATTTAATAGTATCTAAGTAGTCTTCTAAATAATATTGATAGGTTTCATCAATTGGTAAATTAGATAAACTTATTGACCCAAATGTAATTGTATTTTTATTTAAATTTATTTTAAACTTATTATTATAGTAAACTACATTATTTATTAAATATTTTACTAAACTTTCTTCAATATCATAAATTTTAACAAATGTATTGATTGGTAAAGATTTATCAAACGTTGGACAATCTAATATGGTTTTTATTTTTTCAAAGTAATTTGGTTGCCAATAATTAATATCAGTTAATGTTCCATATTCTTCACCCCAAGTATCGGATGGTTCTAAACATTCAGTAACACAATAATCTATTGTCCCATCGTTTTCTAATGTATATGTTTCATAAGAATATTCATTATCTGTCATTTGATTTATTTTAAATCATAATTTTAAATAAAAATCAATTTTAAAAACTTTTTAAAAAAAAGTTTAGATCAAAAAAAAAATATATCTAAACTTTATAAAAAAATAAAGATCAAAAAGAAAAATATATCTAAACTTTATAAAAAAATAAAGATCAAAAAGAAAAATATATCTAAACTTTATAAAAAAATAAAGATCAAAAAGAAAAATATATCTAAACTTTTTAAAAAGTTTAGATCAAAAAAAAAAAATATATCTAAACTTTAT